ATGCAGTCACAACACGATACCGAGCGCTCAAAATCCCGCCACAGCGAAATTTCACTGATATTCCCGGTTGTGGCGCTGGCGGTTCTGAGCATTTGGGGCACTACCGCTAATATGCCATTGATTGTCGGCATCAATATTCTTGCCCTGATCGGTATCCTCAGCAGCGCCTTCAGCGTGGTTCGCCATGCCGACGTGCTCGCCCATCGCCTGGGCGAACCCTATGGTTCACTGATTCTCAGCCTATCCGTAGTCATTTTGGAAGTCAGCCTGATTTCTGCCCTGATGGCCACCGGCGACGCCGCGCCGGCGCTGATGCGCGATACGCTCTACTCCATCATTATGATCGTGACCGGCGGCCTGGTGGGCTTTGCCCTGCTGCTGGGCGGGCGCAAGTTCGCCACCCAGCACGTTAACCTGAGCGGCATCAAACAGTACCTGATGGCCATCTTCCCACTGGCGGTGATCGTGCTGGTGCTGCCAAGCGCCCTGCCCGGCGGCAATTTCAACACGGCCCAGGCGCTGTTGGTGGCGGCAATTTCCGCTGCCATGTACGGCGTGTTTTTAATCATTCAAACCAAAACGCACCAAAGCCTGTTCGTTTATGAACATGAAGACGACGATGGCGATCCGCACCATGGCAAGCCTTCGTCCCACAGCAACACCTGGCACGCCGCGTGGCTGGTTGTGCATCTGGTTGCGGTTATCGCGGTAACCAAGTTCAACGCCGGCCCTCTGGAAGGCCTGCTGACCAAATTGAATGCGCCGGCGCAGTTCACCGGCTTCCTGGTGGCGTTGCTGATCCTGTCGCCTGAAGGGCTGGGCGCATTGCGCGCCGTGCTGAACAACCAGGTGCAACGCGCCATGAACCTGTTCTTCGGCTCGGTGCTGGCCACCATCTCACTGACCGTACCGGCGGTGACCATCATCGCCACGCTGACCGGCCAGACGCTGATTTTCGGCATGCAGGCGCCGCATATGGTGGTGATGCTGGCCGTGCTGATGCTGTGCCACATTTCATTCTCCACCGGCCGCACCAACGTGTTGAACGGCACCGCGCACCTGGCGCTGTTTGCCGCCTATATGATGACGATTTTCGCCTGATCGAAAGCGCCCTGGGGGCCAATGAACGTATGCCAGCCGGTTCATTGCCGGCTGGCATTTTTTATGCCTGAATAACGGCCAGGAAAAAGGCCGCCGCAGCGGCCTAGCAAAGATACATTAGTCATTTGAAATAAAAGGATTTATTTCTAAGCGTGTCCACGCATTGACCACACTTCGAAAAAAAATCCCCGGTTTTCCGGGGATTCTTCGTTTTAGCTACATCAACATGCTTTGCTGACCGTAATGTGTCGGGTGAGGTAACACCGGCACCACATGGCCGGGTTTCATAATGGTGCGTCCAATTGTTTCCATGGTGACAAATGTATGACTGCAGTTGATGTTCTGACACTGGTGATAACGTTCTTTGGTATTCTCACTGAGATAACGACTTGAACGAGCATGTGCAGCAGTTCCGCAGATATTGCAATGAAACATAATTTATCACCTCAACCATTCAATATTGATAAAGTTATTTTAGTCTTTTTTACTTTAATATCAATTAATTACTAACAAACCAGCCTTGCTAATTTTCCTCTTCGTACTCCACATCTAAAAGCTTAACCTCAAGTTCTAGTGATTGTCCACGCCTGCTCGTCTATGACGTGCTTAAACCCCCTCACTGCTACCGGCGTTTCTGGAAATAAATCCGCGCGCCCCATGGCAAGATTGATAGAAAACTCCGCAACACCACGTTGTAACTTATCCCACTTCGCCAGTGCTGCACGCATCGCCTGTGCCTTGCTGGCGTAGACTGTGGTGATAGCAAACACATTATCGGCCTCGCCGGTCATGTATTCCCCTTCACGCTCCTCTTTCGGCTTGGTCGCCGCTTTCTTGGCAGCAACCGGTTTTGCCTTTGGATGTTGCAACGCGCGCAGGTGCTGCGGCTTCGGTTTACGCTTGGGTTTTACGTGCTGCTTTTGCGGCTTAGGGTCTTTGGTGTGCAGCCATTTGGCCGTGACGCCGGTATAGGCCGCCCGGTCTGCAATGGCAAACTGATGCCCGTCACTGTCGCGACGCTCAATAGTCATCTGCGGTATTGGCTTGCCGCTGGCGGTCACACCATTCCCGGCCCTGATAAATAACAGCCTCCCGGCTTTTATCGACACCTCCGCGCCGTTACGGGTGACGAGGCGCGTCAGGAACTTGGCGTCAGACTCCTGCGACTGGTCGATATGCGGGACTTTAATCTCGGCCAATCCTTTCGCGACAATTGCCGACAGCTTGTTTCGCTCGGCAATCTTGCTAATCACCGCGCTTAGCGTTGTGTCGTGGTAAGACTCCTCCCGGCGGGCATTGAGCGAACCACGAAAATCAGCGGAGCGGGCGCGAATCGTCACCGTCAATTACGCGGTTGTCACAGGTGTCGCCCTCGACGCCAATGCGAAACCATTTAGATACTTTCTTTGCCATGAGCCATTGTCCTGAGTGGTTAAGGTCGGGCTAGTTTCCCGACTGACCACCCTCACGGCCAGCGACTGCCGACGGACTATCCCCCCAGACAACAGCACCTTAGCGCGCGGCCGTCGTGGCTTGCGTAGCCTTGCCCTCGTCATCCACACGAGGGCATATCATGCAAATCCAGACCGACACCTCGCTACTCAGCGACCCGCGCCGACAGGCCGCGTTGCTGAACTGGCAAGGTTTCTCCGTGAAGCAAATCGCGGAAATGTTGAAGCAGAAAGCACCCACGGTGCAAAGCTGGAAACAGCGGGAAAAATGGGACGATATCGCGCCGATCTCCCGTGTGGAGTCCAGCATCGAGGCGCGAATGGTGCAGCTCGTTCTCAAGACAAAAAAAGAGGGCAGCGACTACAAAGAAATTGACCTGTTAGGCCGCCAGATTGAGCGACTTGCGCGCGTCAGGCGCTACATGAATTCCGGCAACGAAGCCGACCTTAATCCCAACGTTGCCAACCCCAACAAAGGCGAGCGCAAAAAGCCGACAAAGAACTATTTCAGCGATGAGGCTATCGCAAAGCTTGAGGATATTTTTTACGACGAGTCTTTCGATTATCAGCTTGGCTGGCACAAAGCCGGACTCGCGCAACCGATCATTTTGCTTAACCGATCGGTGTTAGCCTCATTGGCGGCCTTTTCATACCCACCCCAAAACGCCCTCAGACGCCCACCTCGGCCCACTCCACCACACGCACCCGCGAATCAAAACAGAATGTCAAAACACCATCACGACGCGCTGACGCCGTCAATTCTGATAATTAAATACGTGCCTGCGCGCAATGCTATCCCCGCCACGCCTGCCCGCTTCATGTGTCGATTTTCATGCAGTTGCTTGCTTCACTCGCAGCCTTGCCAGCCATGGTTCAAATCAAAGAATGAAAACCCAATAGAGAAATGCAAAAAAATGCAAATTTATGCGTGGACTTTATTACATTTAATGATAAAAAATAGAGTCATCTTTGAGCTTCTTTTTATACCTTAAATGGTTTGTTTGATTTTGTTCAAAAAGGAACTACACAAAATGAGTACTCAGCAAGTTCTTAACACGCCCGTGACAGCATCCGTACCTGTAGTTGAGATTGATAACTTATTGAAAGGACTAGAGCAAACTACGGAGTTAGCATATTTTCGTCGTGTAGGTGGCCGACATGGCTTTGATGTGACAACCAGATGGGCAAGTACATTAGAAAACTTAAGAAAAACGCTAAGTGACCCAACAAAACAAGGCACGCCTGCTAATTATTCAAACTTACGATTAATTACATTAAAAATAATAACGGCAGCCAATCATTATTATTCTATAGATTATATCAAAGGTGGCGATTTACATCTCATTCCAACGATTACAGGATATAACAACTTCGACCCAACCTTTCAATCCGTATTCCCGACCAAATTAGAGGATGGTAATGGTCTACCACCTATCTCTGGCCACTTCATCACTTCAATTGAAGATATGGGCGATGGAAAAGCCATTATTTATTCTTATGTAATATTAAGAACAATAAATGGCCGCAGTAAGCTTCGTAGTAATCAATATCCAGAACAATACTTCAACACCGTATTTATTCCAAATGATCTAAGCCGAATTGAATATAGAGTTGATAAGTCGCTCGGGAAAAGATCTGCAGATAAAGCAATGGGCGAGTTGAGAAATAAACTCCTTGAATTGATGGTTGAGTTAAATATTAATCTTAATCTTGATACTGTTAATTTCTACAATGCAATTTCTAATATTTATAATGATAAAAGTTATGGACGTTTAGTTCAGGTCGATTTTCTTGACCCCAATGGCGATGAAGATGCGGTGCTTCGATGTAGAAATGACCCTAGCTATGATGCTCGTTATCGAGAAGTAGTATCTAAAACACAAAGCGGATCAACTAACTCATTAAATTTAAAAGTTTCTGGTGTTGCTGTAAGACTCGATAGTAAACTGCAGAAAGAGATCGTTTCAAACGAAATTGGTTTCGAACCTAGCAAAATTGATTGGGCTGTTAACAAGTTTTGTGGAGGATTTTACTTCACCCAGACAGCGGATCATCAGGCACATTATGGAGTGATAAATGATATCCTCACTAGAGCGAAATGATAGAATGCGCTCAATGATCATAAAACAAAGAGAGTTAGTAAAAGATCTTTGTGATTCTTCAGTTTTTATTACTGAGGATTCTCAACGATTTTACTATAATCTCCTTGAATATATCGAGAATCACACCCACAAGGAAATTTATACAATACCATTGTTGCGTCAAGCAATTAAAACCACCAATAACGATGATTTATTGAAAGTGGTTCAATTTTTTAGTGGTGGAGGCTCAAAGTTTTTCGATATAAAATATTGCTACGAGCAAGAAGATAGGCAGTATATTGAAATTCCTTTCGAGGAATATAATAATTATATATTAAACAACCAAGAACCTGTTGATATAAATGGTGTAGAGCTCGAAGATTTCAATCCAAAATACCTTTCATTTTATTGTTTGATAAATTTGGATTAAAGATGGAAAAGCAAAAAATCACAGCAGAACTACATAAAAGAAATAAATTCGATAGCGAAGATAATTTCATCTCAACATTATATTCTGATATTGCATCAATTATAAAACTTATTGAATCATCAAGTGACAAATACTATTGCGATGATGAAGATAAATTAAGTCACTCTATCGCTTCCTCTTTAATCCATCTGGGTTATAGAGCATCTGAGCAAACTAAAAAAAATGGTAGCGTAGACATTACTGTACACTCAAAAGATGATGCTTACGAATGGATTGCAGAAGCAAAAATAGGTTATGGTAACCAAAAAATATTTGAAGGTTTACTTCAACTCCTCACTAGATATATAAAAAGAGACAACCATGCAGGGGTTTTCATCTATTATCAAAAAGCCAAATCTACATTTTACTTTAAAGATTGGTTAAAATACTTACATGAAAACAAATGGACCGCTTACTGTTCTAAGCAAGGGACCCTAAATAAGGTTTCACCGCTACTGCAACACCTTAACCCCAGTCAATGCCCTACAGTAGTTGGTGATTGTTGTTTCGCAGATGTAAGTGTAATAAAACCGTCAAGTGACAATCTAAATATTCGATTTTTTTATATCGATGTCCATCATGAACCGTTAGATAAAAGTGGAGTAAACAACCAATCCATAGCTTATGGTCAGGCAAAAAACAAAATCAGGGATCTATATAATATGTGGCGGGAAGGAAGTTATGACGAAAGCATGACCAATGAATTATTTGAATCTATAAAAATATTTCATGATGACTGTCTTGATGATGAAAACGAGAGTGATACTAAGAATAAAACCTAATTATCAGCAAGGCACCTTAGATATGACCTATTCGTGAGCAGCGCCGAGGAAAAACACGCTCATGGGGATTTTATCTTTAATGCTATTCAGATGATTTTATTGTCCAATGAGACTATGTAGGAATGAATTACTACATTTCGTTTTTCTGCTGTGCAACTGATTAGTTTCCCCGCATTGTTCCTCTTTACATTTTCTACTGAAAACTCGGCCAATCGTCACATGTAAGATATGAAAGCTCTATACCATCTTTAATCACCGTAGCTCCACGTGTCAATACTTTCAGTTCCCAAGGTTCAGCAATAATTCCCTGGCGCGCCAGCTCAAGCCGGATTTGCGGAACCCTAGCTCTTTCTGCCGGAGTTAGACGCGCCGACGGCGAGTCATTCTGTGATTTCTTGCGATTTCGAGCAATTTCTAGGTGGCTACTCTTCGGTGATTGCTGTCTTAGAGCGTATCTCATCGTCTTGGCGACGTCGGCGTCATCCCAGCTAACATCCCCGCTCTCAATCAAACCCATCACCGCCGTGACATACTCAGGCGTTGCTACCTGCATATCTGGATCAGGTTCTCGCTGAACCTCCCCACAGTTATTGACAGGACTCCGAGGCGCGCCGGAGGCGCTTTTTAAAGTCAAAAGATTAACGTCAACAGCCTTGCGGACAATGCGCCATTCTGTTGACCGGGTTTCGTGGATATGGCCTGCGCCAAGGTGCGGGGCAAAAATGCCGACAATCTTTTGCACTTCTTCGTCATACGCGTTCGGCTCATCAGCCACCTAGCGCGCAACGCGAACAGTCTGCACATCACGCGGGACGTTTGCACCGCCCTGCCCGGCGATATAGGCGGCAAAGTCTCCAGCATCAGCCGCCGCACGCACTGCCTCGACTCGCTCGTCAAAGGAATCGGACAGGCTAACGCCACGAAGGCAAGCGGCCCGGCACTCACGGTAAGCGCCCATGGTGGGCACGCCAATAGGCTGAAACTGCGGGATGCGCCACGTTGACACCCAGGAGGTCACCGCCGCAGCCATATCGCGCAGCGGCTTGCCGGTGTCGTGGTCAATCTGGCCGTCGAGCGCATAACCGTCGATATTTTTGGCGATGTATTTAGCGATATACCCCGCCGCACCGCCCTTGTTCATGTGTTTGGCTTCAAACCGGTTCTTTGCCGCACCTCGCTCGTCGCCGTCCTCTTTCAAGGCATAGCGACGCATAATATAGATGACGTCCTGACGCTGCTTGCGCTGGCAGAAAAGCATCATATGCCAGTGCGGCGTACCGTCATGGTGTGGCTCAACGACGCGCATACCGTAAACGCTCAAATCGTTGTCTTTAAACGCGGTGCGCATCTTGCTCCAGATGTGCACAAGATAACGCTGGCCGTCTTTCGGTGAAAAGCCTCTAAATCCCAGTTGTGGTTAAACTGGACTTTTTCAGCCCCTTCTTTGCCGACGACGCGGATCGGGTGGTATTTCGATGGGGTGGTGATGGTGATAAACATGCCGACATGCTTCTCGCTGGCCGCAAATTTCTCTATCCCTGCGATGGTGCTCATCAGCTCCATCCGGCGGATTTCCGGGTTAGATATGCTGGCCATAACCTTATCAATTAGGTCGATACGCTCACCGGTAGCAACGTTCTCCAGCTCGCACCCTTTCAGATAGTCCATATTAGCAAGCCGCCGGGCCTGCACCTCACGGATAGCCTGCTTACTCGCGTAAGGGTGTTTTTTGAGGTTCACTTCACCGGCAGCAATAAGCAACGCCTCACGCCAGCGCGTGCGCTGAGCCTTCAACTGGCGTTCCCACCACTCGGAGTTAACCAGACGTGACAGACTGGCAATCGCTGATGTAGCGTCCAGCCTGCCTTTGAGATATTTGCGCCAATGCACCGGTGTGACGTTAAACGCCCGCACCATACGCGCGATGCGGCCATAGAATTCAGCCTGCACACTGTTGCTAATTAGCTGCGAATTATCCCCGTTATTTTCAGCGATAAACGCCTCACAATAGCGGTCATAATTTTGCAGCAACTATCCGGCGATGCGGTCAGCAAAGCGGCGCAACTCCTTGTTATCCACGCCCGGCAGACTCGCATAGTTGTCTACCTCCGCCATAAAGCACGACGAGGCGTTAAGATTCATCGCATTCTTTTCGTTAACGATTTCGATACGCGGCCAGATGCGACGCTGGAGCTGGAGCACTAGCCATTTATTAGCGGCGTGGATCCCCTGCTCTTTCAGCAGATAAGTATGGCGGCCCAGAAAAATAAGGCTGAGGAAATGCGGCAAGGATTGGATATTACGCAAAACAGCTTGCCCCTGAGCGTGTTGCTCACGGGTAAGCGGTCTTTCTTTGCCAATGGCGGATTTTGGGGCATTCCATGAATGAACACCGACGAACCGCTCGCCGGTAGTTGTAGCGAATGGCGGCGGCGGTGAGGGGGCTATACGCCCCCGGACTGATACAGTCATTTAACCAATTTCGCCACAACCTGCACTACTACCGCAATCACGAATAATGCGGCACCGATTAATAAGATGCCAACGGGCACAGCCCATAATGGTGCGGTGACCACCCACCAAGACCACGCGGCGAGAAAACCTGTCAGTTTCAACGTGATGAAAATTAGGCCGAACGGGCGCAACGAAAAGCGCATCCGTCGGAAATTTGATAGGAAACATGAAGCACAAGCTTTTGAGAAGTACATCACTGTCAGCTATCACGACAAAGAATGGCTCTCAAAGCCTACGGATAAAAGGTCATTATCTGAGCTGGTTAAATTGTGGTGGAACTACCATGGCAAGAACAATGACCACGGGCAGTCCTATCTAAGAAAACTGGAGCGCATTACGCGAATGATGGACAACCCAGCCGCATTTCAGATTGATAAATCTCGCATTACAGCTTATCGATCGGCGCGGCTAGCCGAAGGCATTAAAGCATCCAGCATTAATCGCGAAATGACAGCGATAAGCGGGATGTTTACCGACCTTGTCGACTCGGGGCTTTACTGTGGTGAGCATCCGATTCGCGGCAGCGGCAAGCTCAAAGAAGCCAATACGGAAATGACTTATCTTGCCCGCGATGAGATAAGCGTATTGCTACTGGCGTTAGATGGCGATAACCGCCGGGTGGCTGTTTTGTGTCTTAGCACTTGCGCACGTTGGGGAGAGGCCATCAAACTCAAAGCTGAGCATGTCATTCACAACCGTGTGACCTTTGTGCAGACGAAAAACGGGAAACGGCGCAGCGTCCCCATTTCTCAGGAAGTCTCTGACGAGATCGTTTCCCAAAAATCTGGGTTATTGTTTCCGCAAGCCTCTACAGCAATTTCCGAGAGATTTTTAAGGCGACCAAACCCAACCTACCTCACGGGCAAGCATCCCATTCGTTACGTCATACATTCGCAACTCATTTCATGATGAACGGGGGCAATATCATCACGCTCCAGCGAATACTTGGCCATGCGCGGATTGAGCAGACAATGAACTACGCTCACTTTGCACCTGATTTTCTTCAGGATGCAATTTCCTATAATCCGCTGGGAGGGAAAATCTATGTTTAG